CTCCACCCCCCGACAAAAAGGAACCCCCTCCGGGAGGTGAGGGGGTCCCCTGTTGCAGGCAGTTGGTCGCCGGCTGTCCAGGCCAGGCTACACGTCCGGAGTGACCTCCTCCGGAGCGCCGGCCGTGATGTTGACCCGCTCAGCGAGACCGGCCACGACCACAAGCTGGAGGTCACCGGTGACCGTGTGCGAGACGCCGTCGTCGTCGGTGAACGTCGCGTCCAGGTGCACGTTGGCCGTACCGAGCGTGCCCGTGGCGGCGGCCTCAGCCGTACCGTCACCGTTGTCCGTCAGGTTGATGATGGTCGGGTCGTCGACCGTGTACACGGTCGTGCCACCGGCCGGGGCCGGCACTGGGTTACCAACCTCGTCCGTGTACTCCACGGACAGGGCTACCTTCTTGTCTGCCTGGAGGTCCATCCGGACGTCCACCTTTCCTGTTGGTTGGCTGTATGGCGGGGGCTTGATCACTCGATCAGCCGTGGTGGTGTCCCGTGGCGGTCCAATGTGAAAGATCACCTTGGGTGGCGGCGCTTTATGTAGCCCTGGGATATCTAGCTCGATAACCAGGTCCGCGTCGCCGAGAGGAATGCGCACTCACGTACCTCCAAACAGGCGAACGCCTGGGACTCACCTTGGTTATACCATGATCGCGTGTCCTTCTCACTCGCAGAGCGAGTGGCCCTGTTGCCGGCAAACGATCGTGAGGCGTGGATCAAGTCCCTGCCCCCGGCGATGGTGCGCGACATCCTCAATGAGGAGTGGTGGTGGACCGCCAGACCTGAGCAGGTACCCCCCCCTGGTGATTGGTTGGTGTGCCTAGCCCTGGCCGGACGTGGGTTCGGCAAGTCCCGAGCCGGTAGCGAATGGATCGTGGACCGGGTCAAGAAGCACCCGTTTGATCGGCAAGGGGTCCCCACTGAATGGTTGGTGGTCGCTGACACCTTGGCCGACGCCAGGACCATCAATGCTGAGGGCCCCTCCGGAATCCTCAACGTTCTGAAACGACGTGGGATCCAGCACCGATATAAGCAGAATCCTCGGCCAATGATCCTGTTCCCCAAGGGTGCGAAAATCTACCTCGAAGGTGCAGACACACCGGACACGGGACGTGGGTACAACGCTGCCGGGATCCTCTGCGACGAGTTGGCCAAGTGGCTCAAGCCATACGAGACCTGGTACCACGGCCTGTTGCCCTCCCTCCGCGCGGACCTTGTAGATGACCACCCGCGCGCCTTCGTCACGACCACTCCTAAGCCAATCGCTCTGCTGGAGGATTGGGTTGCCCGGGTCGATGGGACCGTTCACCTGATCACCGGTTCCACGTTCGACAACGCCTCCAACCTGTCCAGTCACGCCCTGACTGAGATGAAGCGGCAGTACGACGGCACCGCGATCGGAGAGCAGGAGCTGTACGGCAAGCTCCTGGAGCTGGCTGGTGGGGGACTGTTCCAGCGCAAGGACATCATCAAGAACCGCGTCGTTGATGCTCCTGATGACATTGTGTCCATTGTGGTCGGTTGTGACCCTAACCTGACCGGTGAGGATGCCACGTTCGGAATTGTCGTGGTGGCCCGAACCCGAGACAAGCACCTCTACGTCCTGGCCGACCGTTCGACGCCACACTCTGGCCGAGCGGCTGTACTTGAGGCGTGGAAGGCGGTGGCTGAGTTCGCGGCCGATGTCCTGGTGTATGAGGAGAACCTTGGTAAGCGGTACCTGGAGGAGGTCCTTCGGGATGCCTACCGGGAGCTGATTGACCAGGACTACTTCCCACGGCATACCTCCCCTCCCATGCAAGCAGTTCATGCGAAGCACGGCAAGAAGACGCGGGCCGAGCCGGTGGCCATGAGAAACGAGCAGGGTCGGCTGCATATGGTGGGGGACTGGCCCGAGCTGGAGAAGGAAATGGTCCTGTTCGACCCCGAATCCACCAGGGAAAGTCCAGACAGGATGGATGCCATGGTGCACGCCGCTATCAAGCTGATGGCCGGTGAGCGCAGGGAAATGCGGGTGGCCAACCCCAACATTTACGAGTTCCGGATGGACCAGAGCTTCTACGATCTGACCAACTTGTATTAGTTGCCTCTCCCTCTTGTGCCTAGGGAGCCCGTACGCTATACGACATGCTGATCACTAGCCTCGTCGTGGCGGCCCTGGCCGTGGCACGCCTTACCAGGCTGCTTGTGTCTGACAGCATCACCGTCTTCATTCGGCAATGGGTGATCCGAACCTGGGGACCGGACTCCCTCCCCTCCAAGCTTTTCCATTGCTCATGGTGTATGTCTATCTGGATCGCGATACCGGTCATGCCGGTAGCCGCCTTGTTCCCTAACCGCTGGGTTATTGCCATCCTGGCCATCCCGGCAGCCTCATACTTGACCGGGTTTCTGGCGAATCGGGAAGATGGAAACTGATGGCACTAGGCCGGTCCCGCAAATCGTTGGTGCCAGTCACCACTGGGCACGACGCCTCTGAGAGCCTGGTCGCTGCGGCCATCAGGATCACCAACATTGAGGGGCGAGCCTGGCCCACGTACAAGTTCGGTGACGACTCCTGGCAGAACGAGGCCTGGAGGCTATACGACGTCATCGGTGAACTGCGGTTCGTAGCCAACTGGATTGGCTCGGCCCTGTCCCGGGTCCGGTTCTATGTGGCCGAGGTTGACAAGAACGGCCGGGTTCAGGCGGAGACCAAGAAGGTCAAGGTGGCCGCCCTGGCTGACACCTTGCTGGGAGGTCCGGCCCGTCGACCTGAGCTGATCCGGCTGGCGGGGATCAACCTGACTATTGCCGGGGACGCTTACTTCATTGGCCGCAGCACTGATGATCCACAGTCAGATGAGTGGTTCGTGCTGAGCCGGTCGGAGCTGAAGCGGTACACCACCTCAGGCCAGAACGAGATCACCAACATGATGGGGGACCCAGGGAAGCTGGACCCCGAGACTGACATGATCATCAGGACGTGGACCCCCCATCCACGCCGCACTATGTGGTCGGACTCCCCCACCCGGGGAGCCATGCCGATGCTGTTTGAGATCGAGCGACTGACCCGGTACGTGTTCGCCCAGATCGACTCCCGGTTGGTGTCCGCCGGCCTGCTCGCCATTCCCAAGGAGACCAGCTTCCCGGACGAGGAGGGGAACTCGGTGGATGGCGCCGAGGCCCTCACTCAGATGATCATGCGGTTTGCCTCCGCGTCACTGCGGGGCGAGGGCACAGCGGCCGGGGTGGTTCCCACCATCGTGGAGATGCCGCTGGAGGCTTTGGGCAAGCTCCAGCTCATCCAGTTCACGTCGGAGCTATCCAAGCAGGCCCTGGAACTTCGCAACGAAGCCATCCGCCGCTTCGCCCTGGCGATGGACATTGACCCGTCGATTCTCAGTGGTGCCGGAGAGGCCAACCACTGGGGTGCCTGGCAGATCATGGAAGGCCAGATCAAGGTTCACATTGAACCGCTGGCGAGTCGCATATGTGACGCATTGACTCAAGCCTATCTGCTTCCAGCTCTGAAGTCGATCAAGGAAGACCCCGAGAAGTACGTCCTCTGGTACGACACAGCTCCACTGACGGTACGGCCCGAGCGCCTCAAGGAAACTCGGGAAATGTATGACGCCGGACTTGTATCAGCACAAGCGGTACGAATCGCGGGGGACTACAAGGACTCTGACGCGCCCACCGACGAAGAGGCTTCTCAGAAGTTCGTCAAGGAACTGATGCTGCGAGACCCGAACCTGTTCCAGATCCCTGCGGTTCGTCAGTTGATCGGCATTTCAGACGATGTCCTACCCCCGGACAAAGTCTTCCCGCCACAGCAAGGCGGAGCCGGTGCTCCCCCGCCACCGGCTCCGCCGACCGGGATCAGTGACACCTCAGGTCCGCCCATGCCACAAGTCACCGAGGCACAGAACGCACCAGGGGGGCCACCTCCGGCCCCGGCAGGAACCCCGGCCGGGCTCACCGCATCAGTGAGCGTGCAACCCCTCAACGTCTTCGTCGTCAGCAACGCTACCGTCCTGCGAGCCCTGGAGCTGGCGGGGAAGAGGCTGGTAGGTAACCAACATCGATCCGAATTCACGTGCCCGCCGTACGAGCTGCACACCAAGATCCAGGTCCGCGACGAGGCGCACGCCCATAAGGTACTGGCCAACGCTTGGGACCATCTCTCGCTTCTGGCGGAACAAGTGGACCCGACCTTGGACTCCGAGGCGTTGCGAGCGGCCCTCGACCGATACTGCACCACTTTGCTGACGCGACAGAAGCCACACCATGTCTATCTATTGCAGGAGTACCTGACCAGAGCCGGGTTCCTTCATGAGCAGGGCTGACGATGAGCGTTCTCTTGGTGCAACGGTTGGCAGTGCACTGCGCCGATGGCTCGACAAGGCACGTGCCGCTGTCACCCGGTCAGGAAGTCCAGATCCAACTGCGATCTATGGACTCCAGTCCAACTGGGACTCCGAAGTGGACACCATCCTTAGTGAGATCGGGCGAATTGGTGTCAGCGCCTGGAGTTCTGCGACTGAAGTCCCTCCAGTTTCACGCCACGCTTTCGTTGTCAGCTACCTGGCGGATGTACAGAATCTGCTCGTGCGCATTCCCGACGAGGTTGCGAACCTTGTCTTTGCCGAAATTACCGATGGCACCAACGCTGGCGAGAGCAGGGATCAGATCGCGGCGAGGGTTGACAAGGTACTCAGTTACACGGGCTCTGAGCGCTGGCCGAACCGAGCCAAAGTGATTGCCCAGACCGAGGTCAACCGTGCTTATGGTGCGGGCACCATGGCGGCCGGTATCGAACAGGCCAGAGTAACCGGTCGACAGTTGACCAAGCGATGGGACACCAAGGACGATAACCGTGTGCGATCCCCACATCAGCAAGTTGACGGAGTGACGGTGCCAGTCTGGTACCCGTTCTACGTCGATGGTGTGCCGATGATGTTTCCAGGGGATCCATCGGCCCCGCCAGAGCTGGTTATCAACTGTCGGTGTGAGCTGCACATTGGAAACGAGGTGACCCGTGGTTGATCCGAACCCAGCCAGGGGTATGCCGATCCAGTTCCAGAAGTACTGGCTCGCCGGCAAGGGTGCTGCGAAGATCCGCTGGAATGTTCCAGGGGACTTCAAGCGGTGTGTGCGGAACTTGCGTAAGTACTTCCCCACCAACCCCGAAGGCTTGTGCAACATCCTGCACACCAAGGCAACGGGGGGCCCTCCCGGCCACGGCTCACTGGAACCCCGCAAGCTGAAGCACAGCATCGTGGCGGCCATGACCTCGGAAACCATGGACGCCCTGGTGGCCGCTCAGGAGCTGCTGGCCAAGCAGCCGAGTCTTGGTCAGTACACGTGGGCCGGTCTGATGGCGCCCATTGGACGCCCCACTGGGGAGCCACGGCGCTCCCGGATCTTCGAGCCTGGTGCCCTGTACCACCGGGTGCTCCCGTTGCCCCTGGACTGGCGTGAGCGCCAGGGCCCGGGCCATGGTGGGGGCCTGACTGTGGGTCGGATCCTGGGCATGACCTACGGCCCCGATGAGAACGGCCAGGAGTGCTGCTGGGGCTGGGGCGACTTCCTTGACGACGAAATCATCCCGGAGGCAAAGAAGGCCCGGTACCTGGCTCAGATGGGAGTGGTGGGTCCTAGCCTGGACCCGGGTGGGGACGTGACGGCCACCGTCAACCCGGAGAACGGCCAGGAGCACATGCTGAAGTTCGGCATCGGTGGCTCAACCCTGGTGCCAATTCCGGCGTTCACCCAGTCCGGTCTGTACGTGTTCGACGGTGACGGGGACTGGCCGGACGACGACATGGACATGTCGATGAACGGGCCGGAAGAGGATTGTGGGTGCGGCCACTCTGGGCCACCCCTGACCCCGGAGAAGGCCGTACCCAAGGTCATTACAGCGGGCAACGAGTACACCGTCAACACCTCAGGGTGGCGTGGCCTCCCCCTGGCCCCCCGTGAGGCCGTGTTCGACAACGACGACGCGGTGAAGCGGATCACGGCATGGGCGGCCGGTGACCCGAACAAGATGCGTAAGGCGTTCATGTGGTTCTCCCCGACAACTAGGCAAAATGAGGCATGACGATCACCACGGCCAGAAGTTTAAGAACGGCAAGCATGGATGCTGCTCATAATTGCTACTTGGCGGGAACGTAATCCAGCACGAAATGGGCGAAGTCGGGCTGCGCCGTGATCGGGCACAAGGTGGTGAATTCCGGCGCCGTGAAGCGGACCAGGTAAT